ACAGCAGGCGAAAGTACAGCGCGCCCAGGGCGAGCACGAGGATCCAGACGACCGTCACGATTGATGGATCGATCCATTCGAACCAGATGTTCGGTAGACCAATGACCACGTACGCAGCCATCGTGCCAAAGAAGAACTTGTCACTGTTCGTCAGGTTCATTCGAGCGCTCGAAGTTCTGGCAGATCAAGGATCGCACGAACCGTCACAAGGTGTTCAGCAACCTCGTCCATGATGTTAATGCCGAACTCTTCCTCGACTGCCATCACCAGACTGACGGAGTCAAGCGAGTCCATGCCGAGGTCTCGGTAGATATGCGTCTCTTCGCTGAGGTACTGGACTTCGCAGCCGAGTTCAGCGGCGAACACCTTGTACAGACGTTCGCGAACGTTCATGAGAGCTGCGGCAGAACCAGCACATCAGCGAGGCAGGTAATCGTGTCAGCCTGTTCGTCGTCGATCTCGATGCTGAACTCGTCCTCGACCGCCATCACGAACTCGAGTTGATCGAGCGAGTCCATACCGAGATCGGCGAACTTCGTTGTCTCGGTGATCTCGACAGTTGCGGTGTCGATCTCGTACATGAACTCTTGCAGAAGAGCCTTGAGCTGGCCCAGGCGGGCTTGTTGAATTGGCGTCAGATCCATAGTTGTCTTCCTTTCGAGATGTTCTCGAGTGATGTGAGGAGTTCAAGGTTCTGAACTCGGGCGATGAACTCTGGTGAGTGTCCTTGAAGGAACCCTTCGATGATCGGGAACTTGTGGTCGAGATGATACGTTGTCAGACCACGCTTCAGGTTCAGTGGATTGATTGTCGCCTTGTGGAGGCGGTACGTGACTTCGGTCAGTTGTCGAGTTCTTCGGCGGTACGCTTCCCACGCCGGTAGTTGATCATCAGGGACACCGTTGTTCAGAGCAGAGACCCGTGTCGCTTCAGCGGTTCGTCTCTTCGACCCGCAGTGAGAGCAGGGTGCCGTGTTCGGATCTTCCTTCAATCGTTTCTGTAGGTTCGTGGCTGACCATACTTGGACGGTTTCGCAGATTGGATGAACGAACTTGAATGACATCTGACCGCTCTTATTGAAACCGTTCAGAGACACATCAGCGTGCCCAAGATCTTCAAGTGCCTTCTTGATCTTGTTCCGACTTTCAGAATACTTCAGAGCAGTGGCACAAGGGTTACAACGGGTGCCGCGAGAGCAGGTCACTCGTACAGTGCCGCAGTCGATACACGAGATTGCCCTTGGTTTCATTCTCGTATTGTAACACTCAGAAACGAAAAGAGGGACCTCTTTCGAGGTCCCTCAGTATTTCCTTCAACCTGAACAAAGAGGCCTCTCGACCTCGATTTGCTTAGGAGAACGCGACGTTCTTGACCAAAATCCGCGCATAGTAGTCCGCGCTATTCCCGAGCGAAGTGTCGGTGTTCAGGAACGTGGCCTTGCCGTAACGCGTCATCATGGACACGGCTGGCATGAACGTGTTCGCGTCCATGACGATACCAGTGCTCATGAGCGGGATGTACGGGCAGTAGAAGTAGCCGGAGTCGAGCTCCGAAGAACCACCCTTGTAGCCCATGAGGATGTCTTCACCCACATCGCCGGAAGCGTTCACGACGCCAGCGCCGGAACCAGTCAGCTGCCATGCATCTTGCAGGCCCCAGTTGTACGAGTACACCTTGAGTTGGCCGTTCAGCGTGCCGACGAGCTTGTTGCCAGTTGGGTCAGAGAACGAACCAGCGACGGCTGGAGCGAACACGGACTTGGCAGCGGACTGCAGAACGGAAGTGATCAGGTGACCACCAACGAGCCAGTTACCAGGCCCACGACGGGTCTTGGCGCCGATTTCATTCGACATCTTGTTCACGAGGATACCCAGGTGAGCGAAGCGGTCGCCGATGTAGTTCGGCATGAAGCCAGCTGGCGGAGCAGCGAAGTCGTACGTCGAGACAGTCGAAGCCAGAGCGAGCAGGTCGGTCAGGATTTCGTTGTCGATTTCGTGAGCGATCTGAGCCGACAGAGCAGCAGTCAGTTCGGACTCGAGGTCCAGGCCGTGTTGGCTGTTCAGGTCTTGAGCAGCTTCCATGGTCCAACGAGCTTGCAGCTTGCGGGAACCAGCGGAGATGGTCTGCTTGAGGACCGACAGACGCATCGACTTGCCGCCGAAGCCTTCATAGCCACCGGACGTGTTGTCTTGTGGGTTGAAGCCAGCAGCGAGGGTGTTCACGTCAGGAACAGTGAAGCCGTTCGAAGTAGCACCGGCGAGGACTGGCGGGTAGCCAGTTGTGCCAGCAGCAGAAGACGTCGAGTAGAAACGCTTCATCTTGCTGTTGTTTGCCCAGACTTCGTCGCCAGCGGCGATGTCAGCTGCACCAGCAGGATTGTCCGAAGCTTCCGAGAAAGCGAAGCGGAGCGAGTACACCAGGCCGACTGGGCCGGACATTGGCTGGACGCCGATCAGGTCCGACGAGATCGTGCCCGGAAGGATACGACGGATCATCGGGATCGTGATCTTTTGGAAGTTCGAGATCGCGCCCATGTTGACGCTGTTCGCGCCAGCGGTTTCCATCAGGTGCTGCTTCTGGTTCTCCAGAAGGGTGGACATGACGGTCTTCTTCGAACCTTGGAGGCCTTCGAGCAGGGCATCCTTGGTTTCTTGCCAGTTTTCAATCAGTTGCATGAGATTTCTCCTTGTAGTGGCAGGATTACTTGATACCCGCGAGGCGACGAAGGTTGGCCAGGTCAGTTGTCTTGGCGCCTTGGGATTCCACGATCGTAGCGGCTGGTTCGCCGGTGACGACTGTAGTCTTTGCTGCAGCGGTAGCTTCGGTCACGACCTGAGCTGGTGCTGCCTCTTCCTTCAGCACGCGGCCGATGAAGAACTTGTACGACTCTTCGAGACGTGACGTTTCGATGTTCCGAAGGACCATCGCCATCTGTTCACGCTTCTTGCCGGTCAGCGGCGACAGAACTTGTTCCATCTTGGCTTCACGGACCATCTTGTTCAGCTTCTCTTCACGGTCGGCCAGAGCGGACTGAGCGGAAGCAAGCTTGGCTTCAGCGACAGTGAGCTTCGACTGGACTGCGTCTTCGTCGACGTACGACTCGCCGTATGTGGAAGCAAATGCTTCGAAGATCTTCCGGCCGAACTCGTTCTGCTTCACAACAGCGAGGTCTTCCTTCAGTTCTTCCATTTCGGCTTGGAGGCGCATCTCGAAGAATTGGTCGATCTTGTCGACGAGGCCGTCGAGTTCGGTAGCGACTTCAGCTGCGAGCTTGTGCTTCTCTTCGACGAGCTTCTCTGCGTATTCGGCTTCGAGGTCGCGGAAGCGATCGATGTCGCCGCGGAGCTCGGTGATTTCCTTTGTCAGGGCTTCTGCAACGAATGCATCGACCTTGCTGATCAGCTCATCGCGTTCGCCGGCCCATTGCTCTGCGAGCTCAAGACGGACTTGGCCGGAAACTTCTTCACGCACTTGCGTCTTGAAAGTCTCGACCGACGCAGAGAGTTCAGCACGTGTCTCTTCGCTGAGGAGCTCGGATTGCAGAAGCTTGTTCAGAATCTCATCCATTGCTTTCTCCTTGGTGTGGTTGATTGGGTACGTAGATCGTCCAATGGACAGAACCTACACTTGGATTGGCGGACTTGGTTCTGAGTTCGACTCCGATACCCCATCCTGTTCGCATTTCCTATTTACGGGATTGCGCAAAAACGGGGTGAAAATCCAAGTGATTTCACCCCGTTCAGACCCTCAGGGAGGGTTATTCGGCATCAATTTCGTCCCGGTCCGTCTCGTCGATGTCCGACGCGGCTGACTGGGGTTCTCCGAGGCCAGCGACTTCCTTCGTCTTCGAGACAAAGTAGTCGTGCATCGTCACGGAGGCTTCCTCGTGACGGTCATTGATGATGCTTTGCAGCATCGACTTCAGGGTTTCTGCGTGGTCAGGCATACGACTCTCCTTCTGATTGTTGATCGGCGGATGTATTTATGCTCCAGAATCCGCGAACTTATTCGTCGTTGCTCTTCATTCCGGCTTCATAAGCCGACTTCAGAGCCTTCTCGAACTTCTTCCAGTCCTTGTCTGTTCCGAGCACGTCTTCGAGACCGGAGTCATCGGCAATCTTCTTCAACGCTTCTTTCTTGTCGAGCGGAGCATCAGCCAATTCCTTGGCGAACTTCTTCGGCTCAACGATCTTGTTCGCTTCGTTCAGAACGCCAGCGAGTTCGAGAATACGGTTCATCACTTCTTCCCCTTTGCGAGAGCTTCGAGGAACGACTTGATCTCCTTGCGGAGGTAAGCCTGAGCCTTCGGGTCTTCGACGAGCGCTTCAGCCAGGGACAGAACCTTCTTGTTCCCCATGGCTTCTTGAACGACGTTCGGGTACGCGTCCGGTGCGGACGGCTGGTATACGATGTCGACGGTCACGAAGCTGAAGTCCGACACGGAGCCGGACTCGTTCACATTCCCAGTCCCACGGGAGGAGACGCCGAGACGGACACCACCTTCGATCAGACCCTTTGCGATGTTCCCGGACGGTGTGTTCAGGAGCTTCATCTTGCCGATGGCGTTCGCGCCGTCCATGCGGCACTCGGTGATTGCATGGCTGACGTTCGCGAGGTTGATCGACAGAACGTCTGGGTGATTCAGTTCGCCGAGGATGAAGTGACCTTCATTGATTCGCTTGCCAGCGATCTCGACTGCCTTGGAGATCTCGGCGAGTGGGTATTTCCGGCCGTTGCCGTTCACCATGTCGGCTTGCATCATGATGCCAGACAGGTACAGGTCATTGCCCCGACGCATCTCAGTCAGCATCGCTGCGACTGGGGTCAGGTTTTCGGTGAGGAGCTTCATCATTGGAATCCTTCTAGGGAGTTAGCCTATTTAGTTCAGGCGGCTGGAGGTGGTTCAATTCCAGCGCCGGCTGGCTCTTCGACTGGTGCTTCTTCTGGTGGAGGTTCTTCACCACCAAGGTCTTCACCACCCATGCCGTCGCCGAACAGGCTACCGCCTGGTGTGCCGATATCTTCTTCGCCGCCGAGCCCGCTGCCAAGATCACCTTCACCGCCTTCAACTGTCACGGCTGCCCGGTTCTCGTACACGGCCGGGTCATAGATCTGTTGCAGTGCTGGGATCGTCGATGAGTCAGAGATACCGCGCTCTTCCTTGAGCATCACTTCATTCATCTGGATCTCGTCGTCGGTCAGACCGAGGTAACGCTTCAGAATGAATCGACGGCTGAGGTACTTCGTGGCCTCGATGTTGTTGAACGAACCGATCAGATCGGCGTCAAGAGCCGCTTGACGGTACAGCGCGAAGTTCGCTGGGTCTGGCAACTTGATCTTGAAGATCTCGTCGTCAATCTTCAGGCCGCAGACCTTCAAGTACACCTTGAACTCTTGATCCATGACTTCGTCGATACGGTCTTGTAGACGACGAACGAAGTTCGCGAACCGAAGCTCTTCGATGTACGCGATACCGACCTTGCCGTCGTTGTACTGCGCACCTTGACCGTCAGCACCGCCCATGTACGAGGTCGGGATCCGCAGACCACGGAACACCTTGTCTTGAAAGTACTTCAGCAGGTTCGTACCGAAGTCCTCAGTACCACCTGGCAGCGTCTCAACGCGCGAGCCACGACCAGCAGCCGTGACTGGGAAGAACAGGTCTTCTTGAATCGATGTCGGGTCGTACGCACCGTCAACCGTGTCCTTGCCACCTTGCGAGGTTGGCGAACGCTTCTGACGAATCTCGTTCTTGATTTGCTCGAGGTACTGCTTCACTCGTTGCGGTGGCATGTTCCCGGTGTCCACGTAGAACACGCGACGCTCTGGAGCACGCACGATCCGGTAGATGATCACAGCATCTTCGATCATCGCGAGCTGACGGTACACGCGGTAGATCGGCTGAAGGATCGAAGCACCGAACGGCGCTGACATCCCCATGTCGTCCGACATCGTGATGTGGATCATCGCGGCAGCCGGGATGATGTCGATCTCTTCGTTCCGTGGTGTGTACGGCGTGTTCTGACCAGTCGACGGCTTCTTCACATGGTACGAGATCTTGTCGCCGTTCTCATCGACTTCGATGCCGTGCACGAGTGATGGGTCAACATACTTCCACTTCTTCGTGTCGGATGTCTTCCGGAAGAAGCAATCACCGTACTTCACGAGGCAACGCGAGATCTGAAAGATGCGCTTTTGGAAGTCTTGAAGCTCTGACCACTGACGAACGGCTTGACGGAGCGTCACGGTCGTCGAGTCAGAGACGTCTTGGTTGTCTTCCTTCTGGTACTCGATCAGGAACGGGAGCTTCGACTTCTCGTCCTTTGTGGACATCTCTTCAGCGATGATGTCGAGTGAACGTGCGATGTCGATGTCGGTGTCCATCGCGTCGTACTGCTTGTACGATTGCGAACGCGAGCCAGGCCCACGAAGGACCTGTGAGTACCACTGGATCGAGGAGAGCGAGCTCACGTCGGTCTTGCGCGGATCGTACGCGTCAGTTGCCAACGTGGTGTACATCTGCTTACGGCTCGCTGGAGTAATAATCCGCCAGTAGTTGGAGAAAGAGCTCACGCGGCTTCCTTTGATTCGCGCTTCAGCGCTGCAGTCGCAGCCCGCTTAGCGTGTTGTTCGGCTGACCAAGTTGTACCCTTACGGTTGCCATACTTAGCCTTGCGTTCTTCAGGTGTCATTGATGCCATTTCGGCTTTCTTACCAATAGAGACGGAAGCATTTCGTTTTGCTTTCACCTCTTCAGAATCCTTCATCCCTGTTCGTGCCGCTGTTCCGGCACGTTGAGCTCGGGACATTCCACGAGCCTTTGCCTTCCGACTCATCACAGCACGAACCTCGTCTGAGAAAGATCCAGGATTGATGAACCCACCTCGTGCATACGCTTTGTTCACGAACAGCGATGAACGAACAACGTC